GTATTGTGATGGTAGGAGCGATGATGTAAACAACTTAGATGGATGGGAGGACAGTGTAATTGCTGCATATATTGTATACATGGGGTTTGGTGAAGACATGGTTAATGGTGCAACCCATTACTATGCACATAAAAAAGTTAATCCAAATTGGGCGGCGACTATGGTGGTAACTGCTAAATTAGATGGACATACATATTTAAAGTAGAAGAAAGGACTTGACAAAGTTACAAAAGTTTGATACTTTACATTATAACATTAAAAAGGAGACAAATTTATGTATTATGACGATACACAATCATCACACGTACTCAGTACACCTACAGATATATTTGAACTACCAGATGAATTAAAGTTTACACCAGTGTTAAAACCGATTGAACATTCTGGTTCTTCTATATCTACAAGTTTGGGACAGAAGATTGTAAATGAAAATACAGATGAAGTTCTAGGCATTGTTAAGTCTAGGTACAATCCACGACCATACAATGACTTGTGGGAACCTTTGGTAGAGGGGCTGAAGATGTCTAACCTTGATTTATCAAATGCAAAGGTTAGGTTTCAAACTATGAATAACAATGCACGTATGTATGCAGATATAGAACTAGAAGCATATAACTTTGAGAAGATTATTGGTGAACCTACATCACTAGCTTTACGTGTTAGAAATAGTATTGATGGTTCCATTAAGTATGATGTATCTGCCTTTATACGTAGGCTTGATTGCTTAAATGGTATGTCTCGCATAGCTGAGAACACATCAGTAGCGTTCAAGCATACAGCTAATACTGAACCAGAGAAGATTGGTAAGATGGCATCTACTTGGCCTGAAGTATTGATTGAGGATGGTCATTTGTTTAACCACATGAGAAAGATACCTGTAGCTAGGGACAATGCACAAACATTTTTAGCTACAAACTTATGTGTAACTAAAACTAAGTCTGAGAATAAAATTAATAAAAAGTGGCTTAACCTTATGATGGGCTTATGGGATACCTATTCCAGTAGTATAGGTAATAATGGGTATGCGTTATACAATTCGCTTACACATTACGGCACACACGTTGACAGTTCTAGCTTGCGAGGAGCAGAATACGGTGATCGTGTGTTAAGACAGGAGCAAAATGTTCAAACCTTAGTGCGAGGTAAGGCATTTAAAAATCTCATACGTTATGATGATTTTGAGCAGTCAGTAGCTGCATAAAAGGCTTGTCTTAAAATGAAAGGCAGTGAGTGTCAGGGTTTGTTCTCCCCCTAATGCTTGCTGCCTTTTTACTTTAACAGTATAGGAGAAAAACTATGAACATCTTCTACTTAGATCGTGATCCAATTAAATGTGCTGAGATGCATTGTGATAAACATGTAGTCAAAATGATATTAGAATATGCACAACTGTTGTCTACTGCACATCACATAGTAGATGGTGAGCCTAGCATAGAGTGCTACAAGGCTACTCATAAAAACCATCCTAGTGCAGTGTGGGCTAGGAAAAACACAGACAACTATAAATGGCTATGGAGATTGCTTGTTAATGTATGTAAAGAATATACAAAACGTTACGGTAAAGTACATAAGACTGAAAGAGTTCACATAACTACTAACCTACAACAAACTCCTAGCAAGTTAGAGGATGGAGACTTTACAGATCCTCCTCAATGTATGCCAGACACTTGCAAAGATTATGATTCTGTGGTAGGGTATAGAAACTACTACCTTAAAGAAAAGTCATACATGGCAAAGTGGAAAAACACTAATGTTCCTAACTGGTATTTAATTGGAATGGCAATAGCAAATAAATAGGAGTAAAAATTTACAAAGGGATTAAACAATGACAGATAAATATGAAGGGAAAATTACTAGATACACATGTATTGATTGTGAAAGGGACAACATAACTGTTCGATCTGGTGAACAAGTGTATGATATAACTAATTACATATGTAGTGAGTGTGAGAGGGGCAACATAGTTGTTCAAGCTGAAGTTGTATGGAATTCTGGAGCACAAAGATTTGATGTTAAAGGATTAATTAATTGCTACAGCGACACGCAGTTAAAACAAGCAGAGTGTCTTTTTGGTGTATACTGCAATGATTGTGACAAAACAGTTAATATGCTACAATCTCGTAGATACATTAACAAGAAAGATTGGTGTAAGGAATAATAAAAAATGATTAAAAAATTACAAGTAATGTTCTGGCATAATACCCTTATGGATTGGGTAGAGAAACGAGTAGTAAAACTAGACAATATGATTTGGCGTAACCGTTGGGATAAACATAGGAAGGATGGTTTGAGGTATGGTAAAAAGAAAAAGAAAAATTTTAACTGAAGAACAGAGGCAGAGGGCTACAGAAAATCTTGTTAGGGCAAGGGCTGCTAAACCAGAGTCTAAAAACTTGAGTATCCATGAGGATGTAAGAAACTTGCCTGATGAACATCCCATTTCACTAAAAAAAGTTAAAAAATGGATTAATATAAATAAAGAAGAGAGGGATAGCCTACGTAAGCAATTAAGAATAAAGTATGACAAAAAGATTAATAATAGATACAACATTTTAGATGTGTATGTAAGAAATATGCAATCGTATCTTAAAAGTGGAGTATGGACTGACTTATTTTATGGTGTTGAGCAAGAATATAAAATTAGATATGTGAGTAACTAATATGCAATTAATTAAGAGTGGATGTGTGTCAGATGCTATAGAAAAGTATCTAAAGACACCTGAGTTTACAAAAAATATATCCAATGAAAAGACTAAGATACAATATGACTATCAACTACGTAGATTAATGGATACAACATTAAAGGGGGCTGGTAATTTAGAACAAAAGGTAGGAACTATACCTGTACGTGCGTTAAATGTAGCTAAATGTCAGAAAGTATATTGGGCGTTGGTTGAAAGTGTAAATTCTGGTTCAGACGGCATACGTTTTGCTAACTACACAATACAGATAGTTACACGAGTATGGAATGTGCTAATGAAGTATGACCTACTTGAAAAAAATCCTTGGGGCTTTGTGGAAAGATCAAAAGCAGCACCAAGAAATACTGTATGGATGCCAGAACATTTTAAACAATTTTTAACTATGGCTTTTAGCATAGACAAATGGAGAAACATTGGTCTTCTAGTACGAATTAACGTAGAGTTAGGACAGCGCATTGAAGATATAAGAATGTCTGAGTGGTGTAATTATAACTTTGATGAAAAGATATATACAAGAGAGGTGATACAAAAAACAAAAGAAAGAATACCGGGAATACCTTTGTCAGACAGCCTCATACGTATGTTGATAGATCAGAAAGAACATTATGGTTTTCAGAATTGGGTAGTGCCTAATCCATATAGACTTAAACCTTATAGTGAACAAAATATATCTAGAACCTTTAGGAAGATAATGGATGAAGCTAAGTTACCCAAAGAGTTACAACTGAGAGACATAAGAAGAACAGTTCTTACTGACTTAGCAAATCATGGGGCTACAGATACTGAGATAATGGCTTACAGTGGACATAAAAGCAGGGAGAGTTTAATGCCGTATGTATGTATAAGTACACATCAAGCACGTAACGCTGCAGACAAACGAAACTTTTCTATGGATGATGATGAATGGATATAATCAAACACATAAATGGATTAGATTTACATTTGGATGAACGGTACAGGGGGAATTGTCCTATATGCAATGGTCGAAATACTTTTACAGTTACAAAACAAATAGGTGCGCTTCTTTACAACTGTTATAAAGCAGAGTGTAGATTATCTGGTGTGACAGGACAGAGAGTATCACTAAACGATATACAACATACAAATAAACAAAGTACAAAAACATTTGAGATGCCAGAGTACATAATACCTGTGGTGGAGAGCACTAAAAATAGTCCTACCTTCTATAAGTTTTCAGTACGATATGGTATTAACTTAAATGATATTAACTTATACTACGACATCAGAGATCAACGTATCGTTTTTCCTATAGTACATAACCATAGTATCGTTGATGCTGCTGGTCGTGCAGTAAATTCTAAGGTAACACCTAAATGGAAACGGTATGGGTCTAGTGGGTATGGCTGTAGAATTGGTCAGGGTAATGTTGCAGTGGTCGTAGAGGATTGTATATCTGCTGCTGTGGTAGCAGGTACATTTTCAAACTGTATAGGTTTTGCATTACTTGGTACAAACTTTCTTACCTCCTATTACGAGCAACTACAGGATGTAGATGCAATTATTATTGCTCTTGATCCAGATGCAAGTAATAAAAGTATAGCAATGAAGAGGGAAATAAGCTCACACATTCCTGCTCAGTCAGGTATATTTACATTTAAATTAGAAGATGACTTGAAATATAGGAAGAAACATGATATAACAGGAATAAGAGATAGAGTTTTAAAAATTAGTAATGGTATAGAAGGAGCACACAATGGAATTAGCATTACTCCGCACACTAACCTCTCGTGAATTTTACGAGGGAAATAAAAGCATAGCAAAAGAGAGAATATTTAAAAGCAAAGAAACGAGAGCAATAAAGAATACTATTGATCTAGCTATGATTGAGTATGAAGATGATATAAACATAGGAGATATAGAAGCGTTATTCTTTTCTTCCAATCAAGCGTTGACTACTGCTCAAAAAGATATATACACAAGCCTATTTCGTAAGATGGACTTGTGTGATGAATTAAACTATGAGGTAGCACAGGATGTATTACGAGAATTAAATAGAGAAGATGCTGCCAATGAGCTTGTAGATATGGCTTTCAAGATGTCCAATGGTGAGATAACTTCTTTACATAAAGTGGTTGAATTTATTGATAGGCGTGAAGAAGATTTCATGCCAGCATTAAAGATTGCCTTTGAGAGTATGGACATAGATGAGCTATTGAAGAAGAATGACTTGGAATTTAAATGGAAGATAAACATACCTACCGTAGCACAATTAGTTCCCGGAGTTAATGGAGGACAATTAATTGTAGGTGCAGCAAGGCCAAATACAGGTAAGACAAGTTGCCATGCTTTCTTATGTGCAGGTAAGGATGGCTTTCTTCATCAAGGAGCAAAAGTTATGGTGCTTGCAAATGAAGAGGCAACTAATCGTGTGTCTGCAAGATACTTAACTGCATCATGTAACATGACTATAGATGCCATAAAGAAAGATAAAACAAAAGCAGAACAATTTTTTAAACCAATGAAGGATAGTCTTAATGTAGCTGATGCTACTGGTTGGGATCTAGATAGGATGGAAAGGGCTATAAAAGCATATAAACCAGACATATTGATTGCTGACATGGCAGATAAATTTCAACCAGAAGGATCATACACAGCGCATCACGAAAAGTTAAAGGCTACTTACGTAAGATTAAGAATATTAGCAAAACAATATGACTGTGTGATATTTGCTATGTCACAATTATCTGCTGAAGCAGAAGGTAAAGTGTTTGTAGATATGTCTATGCTTGAAGGAAGTAGAACAGGCAAAGCTTCAGAGGCAGATATATTATTTTGTCTTACTAAGACACCAATGATTGAAGGACAACAGGAGGAAGATAGCGCAGAGAGACATTGGCTTGTACTAAAGAATAAGCTTACTGGCAAGCATGGTAGAGTTGTAACCATGTTTGACCCTGATACGGCTACATATAGTGCATAGGAGGGGTATATGAAACTTACAGTGGATATAGAAAATACAGTAACTCGTTTACCTTCAGGAAAAATATTACTTGATCCATTCACGCCTGAAAATAAACTGGTTCTTGTATGTACAAAAACAGATAGAGGAGAGGAGTCTTCCTTCTGGTTTAACCACAAGACGCATACAACGGAGGGAGCTAAAGACAAACTACAAGCCCAACTGGATAAGGCTACTGTGATCATTTGTCATAATGCTCAACATGAACTCATTTGGTTGTGGGATTGTGGTTTTAAATATGATGGTGCAGTGTTTGATACTATGCTTGTTGAGTATTTGTTTCAACGTGCACAGAAACAGCCTCTGTCTTTACAGGCTATAGCAGAAAGGTACTGTCTTGATAATCAGAAGATGGACTTGATGAAAGAACAACTTAAAGCAGGTGTATCTGTTGATGAAATAGA